TTCGACCCCGAACGAACCGTCCGGCGTTTCAATTTCGAATAGAGGCAACATTTCCTCCGAACGCGGATACCGCCGGGCATTTCAGTCCATCCGCCGCTTGCGCCAGACGTTGCCGGCAATTCGACACCCGATTTCTCTAGTTTCAAGATCAAGTCAGGTGGAATGCCGGCCGCCAAGGCTTGAAGGGCGCGTTGGCGAGATGCTTTCTTCTGGGCCAGCAATTCAGGGTAATCCCCAGGCCCAGGGAGATAGACAGTCCCATACTCATTAATCTCCTGCGTGGTGATCGCCGCGCCAGTGTCCTTGCGGAGAATGGCCTGCAGAAACTCTTTGCCAGCCTGTTCGGCCTGCTGATACTGCGGGGACTTCATGTAGTTCCCGACAACAGGCGCTTGCCCACCTACGCTTTCCGACAGGCTGATAAGTGCATCTCCCATCGAATCGATGATTGGCAGTGCGCCGGCCGCACGCGTGGCATAGACCATGTCCTTCGAGTTCAGTTCGGTCATCTTCCCGCCGCCCGTTGGGCCTTGGGTGACCGATACCGTCCCGTCCGGGTTGGTGGTGATGGACATGCCAGTCGGTGCCTTCACACCACCAACGCGCTCCCACTGGCCTGCGTCGGCGTTCCATTGAGCGTTGTATGGCTGTCCAGTTGCCTCATCATAGAACGTCTCGATCGAAGGAGCCTTCGTCGCCTTTCCAGGTGCCGTAAGCCATGTGCCTGTGTTCGGATCGTAGATCGCTCCATCACCGGCATTCATCAGCCCCTGCTGCTTGCCGTTGCGCTTTTCCATGTGCATCTTGAAGCCATCGGAAACGGGCATGCCCGCCTCAACCATCGTCGCGATTTCAGGGTCGGCCGTGCGCAGAAACTCAAGAGTAGTATTGCGCTGTGCCTGTGCGGCTTCCTGCTCCCGCTGCTGCTGTTGCTGTTCAAGCGTGAACTTCGCCGCTGATGGACTTGCCGCCATCATCTTGGCCTGTGCTGGGTCCATGCCGGCGGAAATCAGCGCCTGTTCAAACGCGGCGCGCTGTTCGGCCTGGCTCCTACGCTCAAGCGAATTGTCGTAGGACTGGCTGAAATTCTGCATGATATTGTTGCGGGGAGACGAAATCATGCTGTCGAACACCGCATTGAGCGTGTCCTGCACAACCGGGCGCTGGAAGAACCCGCCAGTGTCACTGACGCCGCCCAACCCGCCAAGGCCGCCCATGTTCTGAAATCCTGCCATCGGAGCCTCCTACATAGCCTTGAACAAGTCGCCGAACCCGCCATTGACCGCGAGTTTCCCGCCAACGCCAAGCAACTGCGTCAGGAAGTTCGGCGAATTGTCGGGCTGGGTGCCGGTCTGCGTGCTGTTGTAGACCTGAGGGACGTAGCCGTAGAACCGTGCCAGCGCTTCCAGCGGATCGTCCAGTTGGGTTTGCATGTCGGCCTGCTGGAATGCGCCACTGCCGAGAAGGTCGTTGATGACATTGCGGCTGCGGCTGAAATCCGAATTAAGCAGGCTATCGAGCATTCCCGCGCCGGAAATCATCGTATTCGCGCCCTGCATCGCGTTGTTCGCGTTCTGCATATTCATCTGCTGTTCGCGATTGGTATTGCCTTCGGCCAGCCCGGACGCGGTGTCGTAGCCCCTTGCCATGGTGTCAGCGACAAGGCGTGAACCCGTTTCCTGCAAGGAGCGGTCAAGCTGGGCGTCCTGAAGCGCGCCGCGCGAGCCGCCATAGGAACCGGCCGCCGCCGCGCGCGCGCCAAGTCCCGCCCGCGCATTCTCGGTCTGGCGCTGCAGTTCGTCCGTGGCGGGCTGAAGCACCGTTTCCAGATACGGATTCATGAACTCCTGATAATCCGTACCCCCGAGCCGTGCAGCCTTCCCATTCGTGCCTTGCCCGAGATAGCCGCCGATGCCCCCCAGCATGTCACGCGCGCCAGCGCTGGTGTCCGTGCCCGGTCCCCACTGGTTCAGCATGTCGCGGATGGAATCGAAGCCCTTTTGCTGGTCCATGTTGAACCCGGCGTGGCTGTACTGCCCGGAGCGGCCGATTGCGGGGGCATTCTGCGCCCCGGCAAGACCGAGCGCGGCCTGTTGGGCATCGCTGATCCACTTGCCGTAATCGGTCTGCTGCGTGGTCTGAGTGGTGCCGCCGCCTTTTCCTGACATTTTATAGATCCTTCACCAAGACGACCATGATTTGCCGGTACCCCTTCTTTCCGAAGGGCCGTTTGAAGCCTTCACGGCATGTGAGATTGACCCGGTGACAGCCGTTCGCCTTGGCCGCAGCCTCGGCAAATCCCATCATCACTTCGATTTCTTCGAGTTTGCCTGCCGCCAGCCAGCCGATGATTTCCTGAAACCCGGTCGGGTAGACCTTGACCTCGGTCACCATCACCGAATTGACGCCGGGCCAGAATTGAGCCTGTCCCGTCTTGATCGCCTGCCAGACGTGTTCCTTGTCGTGCGTCGGGCCATAGCGGGCGATGGCCTCTGCAAGCAGGGGCCAGAGCCTGTCGAAATCCGATCTCAACGAAGCGCGCCGGTCTTCTGGATTTCAGCGCTGAGAGCCGACAGAACCCAGAACGAAGGGGCCTGTGACGAGTACATGCGCAGCCTTGCCTGTCGCGCCATGATGCGGAACGGAATGCGCTGCTTTGTCGGCTGCGACGTGTACGGGCCGAACGTCAGTTCCGAGCCGTTGGGATAGGGCTTCGTCGTGACCTGAAAGAACACATTGCCCTGCTGTCCGTAGAAATCAGGGACCAGCGCGATGATGGCGAGCAGATTGTTGCCGTCCTCGATGTTGAAGTAGGACGTGTCGAGATAGGCCGCCAGCGCGCCGCCATTGGCCGAATTGCCCCGCTCGTGATAGAAGATTTCGCCCGTCGAACTGACGAGAAGCGGGCTCGGGAAGATGCCCCCCGATGCGCCGGCCGTCCGGTCGAACATATGCGTGACGAAGTGATCTTCCAGCCAGTTATAGGCCACCACGCGGGAGCATTCATTGCCGTCCCGCTGGTCGGGATAATGCCACCACGCCTCGTTGAAGTCGGTGTTGATCCAGCAATATATCTTCTCGCCCTGATTGGCGGAAATGTTGTTCATCGCATCGCGACGGACGCGGCAGGACACGATCACCTGGGGAATGGCGCCCTGAAAGGTGTAGAAATTGCCCGAATTGCCCCACCAGAAGATTTGCCCGTTGATCTCTGCCGCTGCATTCGTCCCAGCCAGGCCACAGCCCGTGCCCAACAGGCGATATGAATAGGATTCCCCGTTGAACTGCTGGGAAAACACGCCATTGTCGGTCCAGATCAGCGTCTGCTGGCGTGTCGCGAGACCGCGCACGATCCGCCCGCCATTGCCGAGCGGGAACTCGTCTGCGAGATTGGAGCCGTCCGGCACCCAGACGCGAAAATTCTCCTGTGCCGAATTGCGAACCAGCGTGGGATTGTAATCCCCGTCCGCTTCGTAAGTCCCGCCAATGCAGACGATACGGGCCGAAGGATCGACCCAGCACACATCGACAAGACGCGGGGCCTGATCGATGAAATAGGCCTGCTGTTCCAGCTTCAGCGACACGTTGTCGACCCAGCCCGCGAAGGAACTGTCCTTCTCAAACACGAGGTCAACGGGCTTGTCCGGCATGACGAACAGGCGGGTATAGGTGCCGGTCTTGTTGATCGGCATGGATGCGCTGTCGCCGGCCGCATTGATGCCCACGTCTATGACGGTTGGCGTCTCACCGGCATTGATGCGAAATTTGACCGTGCCTGCCGATCGGCTCACGTCGAAGGTGATGCGGTAGACCTGTCCCGGCCGCACCAGCCCAAAGATGTTCTGGTTGAGGATGGACTGCACGCCGGCCGAAGCATTGGCGCGATTGGAACTGATGGTCCAGCCAGTGCCGAGCGCCCAGCCCGTTGACGATGCGAAATCGCCGTTCTGGAGGATTTCCAGATATCCCGTTGCCGGCTGCCATGCATAGAGCGGCCCACCACGACGGCAGGCAATCAGCGTCTCCCCAAAATTCCCAAATGTCCAGACAGAGGCAAGGAACTGGTTGGATGATGGCAGGCCATAGGTGCCCGCTCCATAGACGCCCGTTCCAAAGCCGAGCCCGCCCGTTCCATCTGTCAGCCCGTCCGCGAAGGCGCCGACGAAATCGACATAGCCGCCGACCGTGGTTTGCGTTGAACTGGCATTGGAGCCGTGCTCTATGGTGTAGGTATCGCGCGTTGGCGTGGTCTTGATCTCATATTGACCATCGACCGTGATGCCGCCACCCGCATCGGCATGGCTGAAGGTGACGAAATCTCCCGACCGAAACCCATGCTCGACATGGTTGACCGTGACGACATTCGAGCCATTTGTCGTGTCGAACGGATCGAACAGCACGCCTTCCGACTGATTTGGCGTGACATCGACCAGATCGCCATCCGTCAATGCCCAGAGCTTGTTCGGCGTACCGATGGCGAGCTGCTTCAGGCCATTGAGGTCGGACCAGACATGCATGCCGCGTGCCGGACCATCGATTGCCCCATCGCCGGTCTCGCCACCGACGCCGACAGCCTTTTCCCAGCCGCGGATCGTTTGCCACGAGCCCTGGCTGTTGCGCATCTTGTCGCTGTCTATGATCGCGCCTTCCGCATTGAGCGGGCTGTCATCCTTGATGACGTTCGGCGCGAAATAGAGTTTGGTGAGGGTAGCAGCCACTTAGGAAGGGCTCCACGGGTTGCGGGCGCCGATTGGACCGCCCCAAGGCGAGGAACCCATCTGCGAGCCTCCAAGACCGCCTAGACCGCCTGTCTTGCCGCCATAGGAGCCCATCGAGCCTGATCCACCGCCCGGACCGCCATAGGACGGAGTGAGGAGTGACGACACGTCCAGTTGCTGCGTGGGTGACGGGGACCACGGATATGGCCCCTGCTGGGACATGGTGAACGGGCTCTGCTGCGCCTCACGGCCCGTGATCTGGCCGAAGAACGGATCGGAATAGTTCTGGCCAAACAGGCCACCAGTCTGCCCATTGCCCAGAAGCGAGGCATAGCCCTGCTGGTTGCGGATGCCCTGCTGGTTGCGCTGGTCCATCGACGCGCCGAAATCGGCGTTCATGGCGCCGACGTTCTGACGGGCTTGGCCCGACAGCTTCATCGCATCGAACCATTTGTCTCGGCTTTGCATCTGCTGGTAGTCAATGGTGTCCTTGTATTCGACTACCGAGCCATCGGGGTTATAGGTGGTGGGACCGTTTTCGGTGCGAACGGCATAGCTGCCGCCCCAGAGGTCGGGATTGCCCCGCCTCGTGTTGGCATTGCCGAGGTAATCGCCATTGCCCCACTGGCCCGTGCTCCAGCGGGCGGCGTCCTGATTTACATCCCCGCTCCAGCTAAGAGAGTTCCAGTCAGCCGCGCCATTATTGCGCGCGAATTCATCCAGCGCACCTTGGCCAAGACCAAGGCCCATCGCTTCCTGATAGAGCCGGTCTTTGCCAAAGCCGTAGCCGAGGCTTCCAACTGTATCGCCCGTGGAATCGCGCAGGATGAGGCTGTTGGCTGATTTGGTGCCGTCGCCATAATCCTTGTATGATGGAAGGATCGAGCCGGCCTGTTCGGGCTGGGTCCACTTCCAATCGAACTCCGGCGCAACGCGGTTAGGGTTTGCAAGATTTGCCTGCGCTGTTTCCAGCCCGCCCTTGGCCCATCCGCCCTCCGGCGCATAATTGTCCCAATCCTGATAGCGGCGGATATCGACGGCCTGCTTTGATGTTGCGCCGGTCTGGGCCATGATTTCGGCAACCGAAGGCGCAGCCTTGAAGCGGTTGGCATAGTCGTTGTAGCCGGAAGCCTGCTGGGCTTCTTTCCGAGCGATACGCCCCGCCTCAAGGGCTTTGCGCTCGGCATTACGGCGCATGACCTCATATTCCGCATCGGTGCGGATGACCTGGCTGTCCTGACGTACAGGCGCGAACGAGGGCGCGCCCATGGAGTTTAGAGCCATGAGTGTCAGTCCTTTGGAAAGCGGGATAGGCTAGTTGGACGATCGAAGGTCCTTGGCCTGAAGCCAAGCGGCTTCGAGCTGTTCGACCGACATGCCGATGGCTTGGCGAAGCGCATTCACCATCGGATCATCGAAGCGATAAAGGCTGCTGTTTTCATAGCGCGAGAGCGTGGCGGCGCGCTGCATGTCATCCGACACCTTGGAAATTGCCGTCCTGATCTGTGCATCGACACCGAGATAGATCACCAGCGCCTTGAACTGCCACGGTAGCAGGGGGTGATCTGATGGATTGGTCGAAGGGTCCGGCGGCCATTTGAGCGCCGTCAACGTCCCCTTTGAGGGTTTGGGGCTTTCATCTGTCCAAGCAAGACCTTCATAGGTCTCGCCGTTCAAGGCCCATTGTGCGCCGGGATAGTAGTGAAGAAGCTTGTCGGAGAGAGCCATTACTGAATCTCCATCACTGTCAACGTGCTGGCAGAACGGACGCGGGCCGCACTGTCATTGTCCGTGCCGTCACGATTGATATAGCCTGTACCAGCCGACCCCAGGATGCACTGGATTTTGTACGTCGTTGCCGATGTCGTGGCCGGGCTGTCGATGGCAACAAGAGTGGCGTTCGCCAGCGCGGTACCTTGCATCGCGGCCTGAGCGCGAGTTCTGGCACTTGCAGCATCCCCGAGCAGAACATCAGTTGCACCCCTAAGCACTTTGAACCCCATCGATACGGTGCTGCCGCTCGTCGTGCCATTGATGGCCGCGAAGATGAGGATACGGCTCGACGCGCTGATCGGGGTGATGCTGACGCTCATGCCCGTCAGATCGGTGTATGAAGTGCTGGTCGTTGTAAACGTGTCGGTCTTGGCGACGGTCTGAACATTTTTGGGGAGCGTGAGCGGCGTCGTCTTTAGTTTCAACGGGGTGACGGCGCGCGCATCGTCGGTGCCAGTGTTGGTTTCCGCCTGCGTGGCAATCTCAATGATGCCCTGCACCGTCTCCGAGGCAGCCGGCGTGCTGGTCAGAGCATCCCAGCCCGAACCATTGTAGACACCAAATGCCGACCCGGACCATGCAACACGGCCTGAGAAGTTCCCCGATGCCGGGAAGATGCCGGCACCCGCGTTATTGACGTACTTGTCCCGAAAATCAAAAAGCGTATCGGCAGCGCTGGTCGCCGACTCGCTTGCTGCCGTGGCAAACCCCGATGCAGTATTGGAATGGCCTAAAGCCGTTGCCGCATATCCCGAGGCAGCCGTGGAAAACCCGGATGCCGAACTGGCGGAAGCCGAAGCATCATTGGCATATCCGAGAGCGCCCTTGAACCCGCCATCGACAACACTGGTTGAGGTCGCCCATTCCTTGGCGGAACCGGCAGTCGGATCGCCATTGCCAGTTCCACCGATGGCCCATGATTTGGCCGAATTGTCGCTGCCAGTGACGAAATCACTGATCTTCTGCGCCCAATCGTTCGCCAACTGCACCGAGGCAGCCGTGAGCGTGGTCACCTGAAGCTTGTTGACCGCATCGGTATCGAGCGTGCCATCGGCAAGCCCGGTGATCTTCTGCGAGCCCATTGCAACCGAGCCATTCGGCGCGGCAAGCTCATTCAGGCGGGCACGGAAGGCAAAGCAGTCCGTTCCATCGGTCCAGATGAATGCCGACGTGCCGGCCGGGACAGATGCCGTAGCCCCCCCGCTCGGGGCGAATGTGATGGGATATGACCCGGCGTTGATGATCCAGTAGTTCTTCGTGACGCTCGGGATCGTGATGGCCGTACCGGCCGCGTTCGAATTGGTGAACCGCAGCACACGACGACGCGACGTGTCGCTCTCACCGTTCTTGGTGTAGGTTGCGGAGGATAGATCGAACGTCGCACCGCTGGCGAGATCGATGGACTGATAACCATCCATAGCCTGGTCGATGAGGGCAATGGCGCGCGTGTTGAGCGCGATTCCCCACACGTTGAGGTTCTCGCCCGTTTCCTGAAGCTCGAAACGACAGCTTGTGGTAAATGTGCTGGGCATCGCCTACCTCAAAACGTCGTGTTGTCTTCGATGAGGCCAATGGCCGCGAGCTGCGTCAGCAGGCTATCCAGAGCAGCGCCCGAAATTTTGCTGCCGGTCACTGACGGGGCAGCCGTGCCAATCCGCCCATCAAGACGTGCCGAAATGGCCGTATCGCCCGCTTCAAGCGCCTTGATGCGCCTGCGAAGAACTGCCGTGACGGCATTGGTCTGCACGCCAAGATCATTCAGCGCGCCTTGCGTATCCTTGCCGGTATCGACAATGACGCGCTCGAGATCGGACGAGGCCATCGCGTCAGCCCGTATAGATATTGAAGCCGGGACGCCCCATCAGCGCGGGATCGACCTGGAGCGGCGCAAGCGCAATTCCGCGCGCCTCTTTCCATGCGATTTCTTCGACCGCGTTCTGAAGGATGACCGCCCAGCGGTTCAGTTCCTCATCGGCGCGCATGTAGGCGCCACCCCAGACAAGGGCCGCCGCCAGATAGACGTCGGGATGGTTCGTCAGCAGCCAGTTCGTGGGTTCTGCATCCGACAGTTCAAATCCCTTGCGATACCGGAACCGGAAGGAATGCGCCTGATCGCACGGCACGTTGAGCCCGATCGTCGCGCCATCGATGCACCATTGAGACGGGACGCCATTGGTCAGGCCGCGCGCCATCGAGCCGGATTCGGCCGGCAACAGTTGGGTCACCTCTCCAAATGTGGTGAGATTGAGCGCGAAGGGCTCGACAAAATCAGCGGGGAGCGTCAGGCTTGCCGAGGAAACCACGCCCGTCAAAGGCACTTCGGTTTCCATGATGCGCAATGCCAGGCTGCGGTTCAGCTTGCTTTCGGCCAACTGGATGAACGTATCGCCGCTGTCGTCAAACTCGGTATCCCCGGTGCGCATGGCAAACTCGGTGACCTTCGTTTTCAGCGAGTCATAGTCGGTAATGCGCGCCATGCAGCGTTCTCCCGGTGAGAAAAGCCCCGCGCGAGGCGGGGCCTTCGCTTAGAGGACGACGGCAGCCGTCGTGAGTTCTGGCCTGAACCAGAAGATCAGGTACGTTTCCGCCGATGGATTGATCGGTGAACCGGTCGCGTTGACGAGTGTGAGGGAGAGCGTGTCGGCGGCTTTCACCCGAGCGTTGACGATGCCAAGACCCGCGCTGAGCGAGGGCTTGCACACCGCAACGAAGTCCCCGGCCTTCAGACCGGAAACGGTGAAATCCTGTTCGGCCGTGACGTTTGCCGAAACCGAGGCGATGTCGATCGACTGACTCACCACGCCAAAACGATCCTCTCGGAGCATTGCGCCCATGAGGGTGTTCCTTCTTAACGAGAAAAGGGAAGCCGCCCCGGCGCTGGGCCAAGGCGGCTAGGAGGATCAGTTGTTGGCGAGACGGGCGGCCAGTTCGGCGCGGATCGTCTTGTACCCGTACAGGACGTCGAGACGGCACGGGAACGTGTCATCCGAGATCGAGTACTGGCGGACGATGCGCATCGAAACGCCGTCGAGCACCTGGCGGGAGGCGAAGTCGACGCCCTTCGGCATGACCAGATCGGCCGTGGCAAAGGCGAAGGCATCCTTGTGGAAGGCCATCGAGATGCCATGCGCGGTCGATATGGTGCCCGCGACAGTCACGACCTTGCTGGCGCCGGCCGACACGATGGTGATGTTCTGGGCCGCGCCACTAGTGACCGGAGTAGGCGAAGCAACGATCGAGGTCGTGCCATCGGCGGTCGCAACGAACTGCTGCAGAACGCCGGTGGAGACCTTGGTCTCGGGATGCACCCGGAACACACCTTCAATGGTGAAGATGTCGCCGGCTGCAATCGTGCCCGAACCGCCCGACAGGGTGATGGTCGCCGTGCCGGAGGTGATGCCGGTCGACGTGTTGCACACATAGCTGGCATTCGCAGCGCCGCGCGAGTGTGTCGGCATCAGGGTATTTTCCCAGATATCGAAGCCGCCGGTACGGCCGATGAGGCCGTCGCGATACTGCTTGGCAATCTCCTTCGAGTCCTGGAACAGGCCCTTCAGGGAATCGACAAGGTCGATGTTGTCCTGAGTGCTGAGCAGGAGGTTCAGGTCGGGCGGCGAGAGGCTGTCGATCAGCTTCTTCTTGCCTTCCAGAACCTTCTTGAAGGTGATGGCGCTGCCCTGGTTGTTCACCTGCTGATAGACGTTCTTGTAAACGTTCTGCAGCATGTCGGACTCGATGTTCGCAGCCAGGACCGACATGGCCGGCTTCAGGATGCGATCCGAGAAGTCATCGAGCGACAGGGTGAGGTCCGTCGAGGTGAAGTTGAGATCGACGCCTTTCTGGTTCTCGATCTTCAGAGTGACGCTGGTCTCGGTGGTGTTCTGCGCCGAAAGAGTCGCACCGGTACGAACGACGTACTGGTTGGGAAGGCGGATCTTCAGGCTGTCACCGATCCTGGCGCCGTCCTTGGCGAAGGAACTGTCATACTGACGGTTTACGTTGCCGATGAAGTTCAACTTCTGGTGCAGAATGACGAGCGCTTCGCGGGTCACCTGCGTGGGGGTGAGCAGTGTATTGGGCATGATAGGGTTCCATCTGGCGACACGCGGTCGCGCTGGGACTGGACGTCATCCGACGTTCAATCTGGTTGGGTTTAGCCGCATCAGCGGCGTTGGGCTCTCCGGCGCCTTGCCCATTCGTCAGCAGACAGATCGTCGCTCAGCCCTGCCCTCACAGGGGCCTTCCGGGAGTTGGCGATGGTCGTCAGTGGCTGGGCCGGTTCGTGAACCTTGGCCTTGGCAAGCGCCTGCTTTTGCTGGATTTCGGACTGTTCGCCCTTGTAGGCCTTGTACAGGAGGATGAACGCGCGGGGATCGGTCGTCGCCTGGACAAGTTCCTGGGGCGTGTAGCCGTGCCGCTGTGCAAACTCCGAGACCTTTCCGGCAGTCTCCGCGTTCCAGCTTGGAATCTCTCGCTTCACAACGTTCAGCGTCTGCTCCTGGCGCTTGGCAAATTCGGCTTTCGCCGCCTGCTGCTCCTGTAGAGTTCGCTGTTCCTGTTCGCGGTGGTACTGGTGTTCCTTCTGCTGCAGGCCACCTACGATCTGGTGTCGCTGGTCCTTCAGCATATGCCAGTCCTTCCACGCGGCATTGGCCGCCATGTAGTCCTGGTTCTCCCACGCCTTCCAATCAACCTGCGAATACCGTGCAAGCTGCTCATCGACGTTGTGAAGCTGCGCAATCTCCTTGGTGAAGGTCTTCTGAAGCTCGAACTGGCTTGCAAGGCGCTGTTCCGCTTCCTGAATGCGGACACGTTCTTGCTCGGCAGCGCGGCGTTCTTCCGCCACTTCCTGGGTCTTGCGCGTGTAGTCCTGCTGCATCATCAGTTCTGGCTTCAGCCAGGCCGGGATGCGAGCCTTCTTGCCGTTGCGCTCGATTTCCTCGAACTCTTCGTCCGTGGGTTGATCGTCGTCTTTCGGCTGGTCGTTTTCGTCCCCATCGTCCAGCTCATCACCGAGGTCATGAGACAGAAGGGCTTCATCCTCGTTCTCGTCACTTGCCGGCTCGCCCGGTGTGATGAAGTCGGAATCGTTCGGACCTGCTTCGATGGTCATGTAGTCCACTCCGATGTCGGTTGGTGGGATGGCGTCACTGTCGCGGACGCGGGCGAAGGGAGCCGTAGTGGCTCCAATCTGGTCAAAATGTGCGAGGTTGCGGCATGCCCATGCGCTGCGGCATCTGCATCGGCTGCGGATCAGGCCTCAATTCCCGGATCATCCTTGCCGTTGCCAATCCCGCGTTTGCGCGCTCGCGTTCGGCGGTCGCATCGAGCTTGTTGGCCTCGGCTGCCGCGACAAGCCCCTCATAGTCGGCGTAAGGCGATGCTGTCGG